TGCCGCCGCTGAACAGCATCTCGCGGCCCGAGGTGCGTGACGTGGTGAAGGGCGTGCAGGCGAAGCGTATCCGCCAGTGGGTGCGCGACAACCTCACCGAGCCGACTGTCGTTCGCATGTTCCACACGGCGCACGGCATCCAGAAGTTCGACGTGCCGACTGCGATGGGGAACGTCGTTCGCATCGAAGCCGATCCCGCCGTGCAGGTGCGCGCGATGATGGGGATTATCGGCATCGGTCTCCCCGCGCAGCTTGGGCTCGTGGACGAAGACGGCGACGCGCTGCCGGGCGTATTGGCCCTTGGTCCCATTGATCTCGACGAGGCCCGCAAGGAAGCCCACGGTGAGCGATACGTGGCCGCTGCGGTCCACGCCCGCGCTGCGGCGCTAGGCCATACGCCCGAGCATCACCACGGCAACGGCAACGGCAACGGGTCCACTGGTCCCGCCGATGCGCCACCCCTGCCACCGATGAGCGATCGCATCGCGCACGGTGAGTTCGAGGTGGTCGAGGTGAGCGAAGGTGTCGATAGTGTTGGACGTGAGGACCGCGACGAGCCGCCCGGCCCGTTGCCGACTGATCTCACGATGGAGCAGAAGGTGCTCGCGAATCGGCTCGCGAGGAAAGCCAAGAAGCCGATCCCATACCCCGATCTCTGAGGAGACGACCATGACCGCAAAGAAGAAGGCCGCGAAGAAGGTGGTGCAGGAGAAGGAGGGCAAGAAGAAGAACGAGCCGTACCTGACGACCGTGTTGGGTCCGACAGCGCAGAAGCCGAAGCGCATCTACTCCGCGACGAAGGCTGAAGCGATGAGCGAGTTGCGCACGGCGCTGAAGGACGCAAAGCCCGGCACGCGCGCGGAAATCCTCTCGTGGGATGGCAGCGGTTACAACCGCTCGATCATCGCGAAGCGCATCGACGCCGATGGCAAGCGTGTCGATGAGGAGCCTGCGGTCATGACGACGGCAGCAGGGATCGACGACGCATGAGCAACGTCACCATCAACACCGATGCGAACGGTCGCGTCGAGGTGCGCGTGAGCTTCGGCGTGATCTCCGAAATGCTCGCGATGCCGGTGCAGGAGCGCGCCTTCGTCATCCGCTCGTCGATGGACACCGCGACGGAGCTTGTGGCGGATCACCTCGATCGCGTGGGCATGGAGCGCGCGGGCGCACAGCCGCGTCCCGGCAACCTGCTCCCGAGCGCCACGCAGTCACCGTCATGCCGGGGCTGCGGCACGTACGTCGAGAAGGCGGGCGACATCTGCCCGGTGTGCATCGACAAGCCGCAGTTCGCTGCACCGAAAGCGACGTTCGAGATGGGCGCACAGCCTGATCCTGCGTATCGCGATGGTGGTCCAGCGGTGCCGCGCACATGAGCGCCTTCTTCCCGCGCGGCATGAACACGAAGCAGCAGGTTGCAACGACTCGTGTGCGTGCTGCCTTCGTCGAGGTAGAGAAGGAGATCGCTGCCGTGGCTCCGCAGGGTCGCTACTACGCGCTCGCGATGACGATGCTGGAAGCGGCGTGCATGTGGGCCGTGAAGGCGATCACGCACGAGTGGAAGGAGGAGATCGCGCCGCCGCGCGTCACGCCGCAGACCGGCATGACGGCCACGGAGATCGAGCAGGCCGCACGCGAACTCAAGCCGGGGCAGGGGCAGGAGTGAACCGGCGCACCATCCTGATCGCCGTGATCGTGGCGGTGCTCGCGCTGCTGCTCAACAACTGGTGGAAGCATCGCTTGCAGTGCCACGATCCGCTCGGCCCCATCTTCGAGCATGTGTACGATCACCCTATCTGCTACCGCGAATGAGAACCGAGGCCGATCAGAAAACTGACGACGTGTTCCGCGACAAGTTGCTCGGCTCGACGTGCTTCTGTGGCGCGAGCCGTGGCATCGAGCGGCGCATCATTCTCGACGAGGAAGACCCGATTCGTCGCGTCATCTTCGAGGAGGAGGCGGTGTGCGCGCCGCTGAAGTGTCTCGCGCATGGCTACTGCGAAGCGCACAGCACGCCCGTGAGCGCGCAGATGAGCGACGACGACAAGGTGCGCGTGATGAAGCGCGCCGGGTGGATGCAGGGATGACGCCGCATCTGCGCTATCTCAAGTACGTGCTGCTGCACAAGCTCCTCGTGTTTCGCGCGGGGTGGATGCTGCGGCGTCAGGTCGAGTGCTCGCGGCTGCGCTGGCTGTGGCGGTTGCTCGTGCATGACTGGTCGAAGTTCACGCCTGCCGAGTGGACGCCGTACGTCCGCACGTTCTACGGCGGGCCGTCGTCGCTCACGGACACGGGCGTGAAGGCGCGTGCGCAGGCGACGGGGTTCAATCGCGCGTGGCTCCATCACATCCACGCGAACGATCACCATTGGCAGCACCACATCCTGCGGCAAGACAACGGCACCGAACTCACGCTGATCCCGCCGTCATGGGTGATCGACGAGATGATTGCCGACTGGCTCGGCGCAGGGCCGAAGGTGTTGCGTCGCCCGACGATGGCGCAGGCCGTCGCCGAGACGATCGTGTGGTACGCGCAGAATCATGCGCGGATGCAACTGCGCGACGTGGTGCGTGGACGTGTCGAGACGACGCTGATGGAACTGGCGGATCGCTTCGGCATCAAGACCGCCGCGCAGGAGATCGAGAGCACGCGGCGCACACGCGCCAGCATCGTCATTCCCGGTCGGTGAGGCAGCGCATGTTCGAGGCGCTGTACTACGCGATCGTGCTCGGCATTCCCGCCGTCACGCTCGCCGGGATTCATTGGGCCACGAGGAGGAGGCATGGCTGAAACACCAATCTCGATGACGGTCGAGCAGCTAGCGCGCACGATGTCCGCAGCGAAGACACGCGAGCGCGCGAAGATCGCAGGGGAGATCACGGGCATGGCTGACGCGGCGCTCGGCGACGGCAAGCTCGAAGTGAGCGATGCGTTGCGTGCGGTGGCGTCGTACGTGCTCGGCTCGCCCCTGTCGTCACTCATCCAGCCGGACGCTTACGACGCGGCGGTCGCTGCTCGCTCGGGCGATCTCGCAGGTGAGTACGATGCGGATGATCTGCCTGCGGTGAAGCTCAACGACGACGCACTCGATGTGCATGAACTGATTGCGCGCCGCCCGGCCAGTGGCTTTAACCCGAGCGCGCAGTAGTGGACTTCATGCAGCGCCTCTACCGCGTGCTGTGGGCACCGTTCGCAGGGATGCAGACGGAGTTCGTCAACGCGGGTGAGTTCGAGGTCTTCGGTGGCGGTGCCAAGGGGCCGGGTAAGACGGACTGCGGCATCGCCATCGTCGCTCGACAGACCAATCTCGAACGCTACACCGGCTACGTGATTCGCGAGACTGGTCCGCAGTTGGATGAGATCAAGGTGCGAATGCACCGGCTCTATCCGAAGATGGCAGGCAAGCCCGCATGGAACGGCGACGGGCATGGCCGATGGACGTGGCCGAGCGGTGCGCGTGTGATCCTCGAATCCATCGCGACCGTCGATGACGTGGAGAAGATTCAGGGTAAGGAACCCTCGGTGATCTTTCACGACGAGGTGGCGAACCAACCCGACGAGCGCGTGGTCGATCTCTGCATCGCGGAACTGCGCTCCCCTGATCCTCGCATCCTGCGCTTCTGGCGTGGCTCGGGGAATCCCGGCAAGGCGGGGCATCCGTGGGTGAAGCGTCGCTACATCCTGCCATGCGGACAGGATGGCCGTCGCATCATCGTGCGTCGCGTGAAGCTGCCGAGCGGCGACACGACGACACTCACGCGCCGGTTCATCCCCGGCACGGTGCTCGACAACCCGATCTACGCGAACGATCCGCAGTACATGGCGCAACTCGCGACCATGCCCGAGGTGCTGCGCAATCAGTTGCTCTATGGTGACTGGAACGCAGGCTACGGCACCGCGCTCGCCGAGTTGGAAGAAGGCATCCACATCGTGCGCCCGTTCACCGTGCCCGAGCAGTGGACGCGATGGGGCTCGTTCGACTACGGGTTCGCGCATAATTGGGTGTGGATTCACTTCTGCGCGAACGAAGACGGCGACGTGTACGTGATCGACACGGTGCGCGGGCGTCGCCATCAGGTGCATGAGATCGCGGAGCGCGTGAAGTCGCGCATCGACACGGCGCACCCCGGCTATCTCTACACCGACTCCGACAGCTACGCCTTCCAGTCGCGGAAGGAGCGCGACGAAAACACGCCCACGATCGCGGAACTGCTGCTGAACCACGATCTCATCGTGCGTCGCGGCAACACCGATCGGAAGGCCGGGCTCATCAACCTGCGCTACTACACCGCGTGGCGCGGCATCGGCCCCAATGGCAGCGACGGCGTGCCTGCGGTGCGCTTCATGGACACGCCGGGGAACCGCTGGCTGTTCGAGCAGTTGCAGGCGATGGTGACGGACGAGGACGACATGGAAGACGTGCTCAAGGTGAACTCGAACCCTGAGACCGGCGAAGGCGGTGATGACGGCTACGATGCGTTCCGCGTCGGCATGGCGTCGCGCCCGCCGCGTGCGATCGGCAACTTCTTCCGTGGCGACGTGCAGGCATTCAGCGCGCAGACCTTGCGGTTCATGGTGGAGCACCTGTACCGCGACAAGCCGCTGCCCGGTGTAGACACGAGCGGCGACGACCTATCCATCTACCTCACTGGAGTCTGAACATGGCGCAGAAAGGCAAGCCCGAGCAGCGGCGCGGCACCAAAGTTCTCGCGAAGAAAGGCGTCAAGCGCACCGAGGTGAAGAAGCACGCCGTCACCGAGGAGGAGATGTCACCGCGCGTCGCGATCCCGAAGAAGACGAAGGGGCTCGTGCTCAAGGGCAAGGCGCAGGTGATCGAGCGCGACACGCCACCGGATCACGAAGCGCCGCCGATGCGGTCGCTGACACAGAAGCAGATGGCGCGCGAGGAGCGCGAACGTGGCGGCGTTGCCGCTGAACTCAGCCGGAGAGGATGATGGAAAACGAAACGGATCGGGACTATCACCACATGCCGCCCGACGCCAAGACCGTGAAGCAGCCCGAGGGCATCGAGACGAAGGAGATCGGCAACACGGCGCAGCCGTACTACATGGGCATCGGCGCGGCGCTCTCGGCGATGCGCGAGGGCCTGCGCGTGCAGCGTGCCGGGTGGAACGGGCCGGGGCAGTACCTCGAATTGCAGGTGCCTGACGCGCACTCGAAGATGACGCTGCCGTACATCTTCATCCACACCGTGCAGGGCGATCTCGTGCCGTGGCTCGCGTCGCAGACGGACATCCTCGCAACTGACTGGAGGATCGTTCGCTGATGGCGAAGATGTCGGCGCACGCTGAACGGCGCTATGCAGACGCGCAGGGGAAGGCGTACCCCGAGCGCCTGAGTGAGTACTTCGACTTCCAGCGGTGGCCGGAGAAGGCGACACGCCCGGTCACGCGCCTCGAACTGCTGGCGATCATCACGCAGTTGGAGAAGGGACGCGAGCAGCAGTCGTTCATGCGTCGCGTGTGGCGCTTCCTGCGTCGTCCGGTGAACTCGGGGCCGGTGCCCGCGACGGAGCCGACGCAGGGCGAAGTCGAGCGCGGGGAGGCGACACCGACATGATCGAGCACATGGAGACGCTGCTGATCGTTCTCCTCGTGTGGAGCGTGCTCGCCACCATCGTTGCATCGGTGGCGAGCGTGCTGCTCGTCTACTCGAAGAAGCTCGCGGATCAGGAACGTGAACGCTGGATCGAGCAGCGCGAAGACGATCGACTGAGCTACCGCGCGCAGGTCGTGGCGCTCGGGAACATCATGCAGTACGGCACGGCGGTGCCGAAGGAAGCGATCGTCAGCGAGGCCGAGCCGGACGCCGAGCTTCGCGCGCAGCGGCGCGTCGATGCGGAGACGTTGCAGCGCGGCATCGAGGCGATGAAGCAGGAGTACGCGAACAAGGGAATGCACGTCAGCGATGAGGAGATTCGCGATGAGGTGGAGAGCATGATGCTCGGGATCGCTCCGCGCCCGCAGGATGTGCGCGGCGTGCTCTTGGTGCGTGACTGATGGAGCGCGCACCCCTTCGCGAACAGATGACGCGCTCGCAGTACGTCGTCTGCTGCCTGCTCGGCATCGGGTACTCGCACGCGCAGGTCGCCGAGGAGTTGGACATCTCGCGTGGAACGGTGCGCCATCACATCAACGCGGCGGTGAAGAAAATCCCCGGCGATCTCCCGCCTGTCGCGCGCTGCGTCGCGTGGGTGCGGGGCGCGTCGCTCGATGTACTCGAAGGCAAAACGCACCGATACGAGATGATGAAGGAAGCCGGTGCCTGACACTGTGTCCGGTTGTTCTGTTTACGCCACGGGGCGTAACTTCGCTAACGCCAGCGACTTTCGAGGAGACGCGCATTGACCGCACCGATGACCGACACCACGAGCGTCGCAGCGCAGCAGCCTGCGCAGCCGCTCAAGGCACCGAAGGGATTCGTCCCACTGCGCGACGGTCCCGACATCGCTGACTCGTACGACGGGCAGCGCATCCAGCTTCTCAAGAACGGATGGGGCAACCTCGATGATCTCGTGCGCCAGCAGAACCGGCAGATCGAGGAGAACGTGCGGATGGTGTCAGGCCAGCAGAACTCGATCTACCATCCCGGCCTGAACAAGTACATCGACACGACCGACTGGATGACCGCCGACGAGCGTCGCTGGCGGCAGCGTCCGATCATGAACAAGCTGCTCCCGTGGTACGTCATCACGCACGCACGCGCGACGGAGAACCAGCCGATCGTGACGTTCGTGCCGGGGCCGGATCGCGCCGACGCCGAGTTGGCCGAACTGCTCGACATCGCCATGAAGTCGCTGTGGTTCGAGACCGGCATGGAGGACGTGCATGATCGCCTGATGGCATGGGTCATCATCGCCGGTCGCGGCCACCTGCTCACGCGCATTGATCCCTCGAAGGGGAAGATGCGCCCGTGGGTCGGTGAGGACATGGTGCCGCTCGTCGATGAGTACGATCAGCCGATCGACGATGGCGATGGCGGGCAGGCGCAGCAGATGATGCCCAACGTGCCGTTCGGGAAAGACGGCAACGCCGTCGCGAAGGCGAAGCGATACAGCGACGGGCAGATCATGCTCGAACCGTTCGCAGAGCCGCACGCGACGCCGGTCGGTGGCCTCGTCGTCGATGTGCTCTCGCCCTTGCAGGTGCGCAGTTCGTGGGGGCCGGAGCCGTGGCACATGAAGCGTCGTCACTACATCAAGTCCTTCCACACGCCCGAGGAAGTATGGGAGATGTTCGGTGTTGATGTCCCGCCTAACGTGCGCGGCTCTGCTACCGATGTTGGCGAACTCGAACGCCTGCTCTACGGCACCGGCTTCTACGGCTCCGCGAGCCACGTCAACCCCGATAATCAGATCGCCGCAGCAAGCACCGAGGGATACGTCGAAGTCACACAGATGTGGGAAGCTCCTTGCAGCTATGGCGGCATGGAGCACGAGGCCGACAAGCCGGGCGGGCGCTGGCTCGTCACGACGCCCAATCGTGTGCTGCGCGACGGTGAGCGTCCTGCGGCGTTCCCGCACACCTCACCGCTCAACACGTTCGAGTTCATTCGCCTGCCGGGCCGTCAAGGTGGCACGACGCCCGTCGAGGCGCTGACGCCGATCCAGCGCGCCTACAACTCGGGGTACGCGCAGATCAAGGAGCACGTCAACCTCGTCACGAATCCGAAGGGGGTGATCGACAGCGGCAGCGGCATGAAGCCCGGCAAGTTCACGAACAAGCCGGGCGAGAACTACGTGCTGAATCGTCGTCCCGGCGTGCCTGCGATCGAGTACGTGCAGCCGCCGTCGCTCGGCGCGGATGTCTACAAGCTCCAGATGATGTTGCGCGAGGAGTTCGAGCAGATCGGATTCGCCAACGCGCAGGATCAGAGCGCGCCCGGTGACTCGGGCGAGAAGGTGAAAGAGGTGCGCTTCAACACCGATCGCTTCCTCGGCCCGACGATGCGCCGCGCAGCCGGAGAGTACGGTCGCGTCTATGCGAACTGGCAGGCGTGGCTCCCGCTGATTTGGGACATGCAGACGGCGATCTCGTACGCGGGCGAGGACAACATCGCGCGCACGATCACCGTGTTCCCCGAGATGTTCAAGGAAGGCTTCGTGAACATCCGGCCCGACGTGGAGTCGATGCTGCCGGAAGGGCGCGGCGAGCGGCAGGAGCAGACGTACAAGATGTACCTCGATGGGTTGTTCGGCCTCGTGGGCTCGCCGGTCGCGCTGCGCAAGTTTTGGGAGATGGCGCGGATGCCGCACCTTGGACGCGCCGCGAAGCCCGGTGGCATTCACACCACGACAGCAGAGCAGGAGAACGGCAAGCTGCTGCTCGGCGAAGACCCGCGCACGATCCCGGTGTTCGAGTGGTACGACGACGAAGCGCATCTCGCCGTGCATGAGCAGTTCATGGCGTCGCCCGAATACCTGAAGGCTCCGAAGCCGGTGCAGGATGCGTTCGCGTTCCATCGCGCCGCGCACCAGTTCAACATGCAGCAGAAGATGATGCAGATGGTCGCACAGCAGGCGGCGGTGAATCCGCAGCCCGAGCAGGGACCGGGCGGCGGTGGTGGCCCCGTGAAGGGAAAGAAGCAGCCCGACAAAGCAGGACCGGACCAGCGGCCCGCACCGCCGCCGTCGCCGGATGGCACTGTACCGATCGCGAGTCCCGCGCCGGTTCCACTTCCACGCTAAGAGACGATGTTCATTCACTTCAAGCCAGATGGCGACCTAGCCGGTGGACCCGGCATCACCGACGACGGCACGCACGTCGTCACCCCGCAGACCGGCAGCGCCGTCGAGCAGGCGACAAAGCTCGCGCTCGAAAACATCGCCGCAGGCAAGACGGCGGATGGTCGTGTGCGCGCCAGCGATGGCACGTTCGCGCCGCCGCTCCCTGAAGGCGCACCGGCTCCCGGTGCCGCCGATGGGAAGCCCGCGCCCGCTGACGGGCAGGCACCAGCAGGCGATCAAAAGCCCGAGGGTGAGGGTGAGGGCACCCCGGCAGGCGATGAGGCTCCTAACGAGCTTGTGGTGTCGATGCTCGACGAGGCAGGCCAGCCGGTCGAGATCGAGTTCGCTGATCCCGCGATCGCTGCGCGTGTGCGCGAGACGGTCGAGATCGCGCAGGAAGCGACGGAGATGATGGCGAATGCACGGCAGCAGATCGACGACGTGCTGATGGTGCGCGAGGCGGTGAACACCGATCCCGTGGGCTTCGTGCTCGGGGAGATCGGTCGCAAGCCCGCTGCCGTCGAACACCTCGTGCTCACGCTGCTGACGGGCGAGACGCCGGAAGCGCAGGCGTTGCGCGACAAGGTGGCGAAGACGATCGCCGACCCGAACGAACTACGCATGACGCGCGCGGAGCAGAAGGCCGCGCGCAGTGAGTTCCGAGAGACCGCTGCGACAGAGATCGCGGCCTCTCGGGCAGTGGCAGAGAATCTTCAGAACGTCAAGACAGCCGTCGCCGCTGTGCTGCCCGGCACCTACACGCCGGACCAGCAGCGGGTGTTCTACGCCGACTGCTTGCGCGACCTGAAGCACTATGCCGACCGGCACGATCTCGACACCATTCCGATCGAGGACGTGCCGATGATCCTGCGCAATCGCTTCACTGCGGCGGGGATTGATCCCCTCGCTGCGGCTGGCGTGATGAGCGCAGCAATCCAGCGCCCTGCTCGCCGAGGTGCCCCTGCGGCACGGAAGCCAGCAGTCGCGCCGGGCGGGACTCCCGGTGTCAAGCCGGGTGCGCCCAACGGGCAGGCGTTCGTACAGAGTCAGGAACGTCGTCGCGTAGCTGCTTCGGTCCCGGCAGGTGGTGCGGGATCGCCAAGTGGCGGCGGCGAGTTGGTGGCTCCGAAGAACCCCGATGGCTCGCCGATGGGAACAGCACAGACTCTCGCGTGGCACCGTGAGCAGACGCAGAAGGGACGGAAGTTCCTTGTGCCGACGCAGTGACCACGCACTCTCTCACTGACGAGACACACTCAATGAATCGAACCCTGAAGTCGCGCGGAGCATGGCTCGCGTTGCATCTGATCGCGGTAGCTGTCGCGATCATGTTTGCGCCGCAGGTCTCGCCCGCGCTGAACCTGCTCGGCGTGGCCGGTGTCACGACGACCACGGCATCGCTCGACAACTTGATGAAGGTGCTCTACTCCGATCC